TTACCACCTGAGTTTACCACCTGAGTTCACCACCTGAGTTCACCACCTGAGTTCACCACCTGAGTTCACCACCTGATAGAAACTAAATTGAAATTTTTATATTTGTCTGAGGAGAATTTCATACTTGCTCAGACCAATGGATACTACTCAAAAAATTTGCGATATTTGTTTCGAAGTTCAAGAAGAGTTTGTCACATGTAGAACTAGTGATAAACATGAATGGTGTGTCGCTTGTTACCGTTCTATTGTCTTAAGCAGAAGAGACAACTGTCCATTTTGTCGATCTCCAATGGTTCCAGATCTACCCGAAGTTCCAGAAGTTATCCCTGATCTAAACCAAAATCCAGAAGCAGCGATGATCCCACTACCCGACGATGATGATGACTTTTAAAATGGCCAATTAAATAAAAAACAACAAAAAACAAAAAAACTCTAAACCAGCCCGTGATCAAACGGAGAGTTCAAAGCCTCTATAAATCGGTGATGAGAGTAACTTAATCATTAAATCATCACATGAGTTTACAGGATATTTATTTATTATGTAAAATAAATCAAATCATGAATTTTGGAAATGAATCGCCTCCTAAATATGAAGATGCTATTTGCAATAAATACGTACTTGAAATTAAAAAGTTGAATGATGAAATTTCGATAAAAATATGTTATTAAACGAAAGGACAATGCACGCAAATTTAAAAACATCCATAAAAACTCGTTAAGAGAATATCGTATGATAAAAAAATTTTGATCTTGAATATCAACTATACAGAAATAGACAGCTGATTGAGAAGACATGATTAACTTGTTAAACCTCTTAAACCTAACAATGACTTACAATTTCTTTTTTTAAGGATACGCAATACATCTTTATTTTCCCAAATATCCGATTCCAGCTTTGTTTTAGTTAAAAATAAGGTTAAGAGATCAACTTTACATTGACTCAACAATTCCATAAAAAAATAATGTTTCTCAATATCCTCTAATTCCACGATTTTGAGAAAATAGAAAAAAAAATATAAACCAAAGAATGGTAGTCTTGGTAAGCTTTTGTTCTTTCTTTTAAGTCTAGAATTTTGCTATATCCTGGTTCATTGTGGTTAAGTAATAAAAAAATAAAATTAAACTTTTTCCCATGTCTATGAAATTCTGGTAGTGTATAAGAAAATGAATGTTTAAACGTAAGATAGTAAAAATCCGATGGGTTTTTTTCTGGAAAAACATCGATCTTTTTGAACAAGTCAATTATCTCTCGGAGTTTTTCGGTTACCCGTTGTCTCAAAATAAGAGCAGTTTGTAAAATCCGTATTTTTACCCCGAGTGTCTTCGGAAAATGAAACTTATCACACCAATGTTGGGAAGTTATAGGGTTAAACACGGAACAAGAATTACATAATACTATTCCACAAAATGTACATTTCGTACTTGTTGCACCGATATCGTTAGCTTTACCACAAGTATACAGAGCTTTACCAAATGGATAAGCGTGATAGATACCGTAACAACGCTTATCATACTCGTCGAGATGAAATAATCTCCAATCATCCGGATGAATTCCTTTTGGGTACGACATATTTTATTGGATAATCCAATGTTCTAAATGGTTTAGATAAAAAAAATGTATTATTATATTTTATAAATGCCAAAGTGTGCTAAGACAAAACAAAAACTATGCGTATCACCATGTATTTGGATCCCTAGAAAAGGATGCACATCTCCAAAATCTCCAAAATCTTTAAAAAAAACAGAAGAACTAAACGATCCAATAAAACAATCACCAATTCCTAAACGCGATCCAGTTAAACTGAAAAAAAGGGTTCCTCGTAAAAAATACAAAAGTCCTGTGGAAGAAATAAAAACTCCAGAATGGGATATACCAAGTCCAATAAAACGATCACCAAGTCCTAAACGCGAGCCAGTTAAACTGAAAAAAAGGGTTCCTCGTAAAAAATACAAGAGTCCTGTGGAAGAAATAAAAACTCCAGAATGGGATATACCAAGTCCAATAAAACAATCACCAAGTTCAGTCAAAATAAGTGGTAAAAGTGGTAGAAGTGGTTTATCACCTATATTTGATCCATTATCACCAAGTTACTACTATCAACCATTTCCAGCTGAACTTTCACCAAATACATATGAAATAATTGATATGATAATACCATTAATTGATAAGCCCATGCAGAAATTATATGCGCAGAAGTATATAGATACGGTTTCAAAATATCGAGGTGTAATAAAAAACAAAACGGAATTAAATAATGTTCTTTCATATTATCCACTGTCGATGTGTATGTGGAATGGAGCATTAGATATAATTGGTATATTGGAACAATTGCAGAAAGAATTATTTGTTTTAAGTAGAGAAGTTGAAAAACCCGTAAAAAATTCTATGGGTATTTTTAACGTCGAGGTAAAAGACAAGTACTTGAAAATGTTATTTATTCAAAATTTAAATAGTCCATTATTTAATGACGAAATTGCCAATAATCTGAAAGTAAAAGTTCATGATAAAATAATATCAAATAAAATAATACATGAAAATAGAAGTAGATACCTGGACAAGTCTGTGGGGAAACAAGTAGATGTTATAATCAAAAATTTTTTTGATAAATCTAAATCGCACAAACAATACATGCTAAAGGAATATATCGTTTCTCTGCCAATACCAATGCTAAAATCCGAAGCAATCTTATCATATGATACAAAATATGATACACATCCATCCATACGTTCAAAATTTCATAGTGATCCTGAAATGTCAGTTTCGTCATTTTGGATGAACACTATAAAAGTCAAGCATGACTCGTTATACATATACTTCAAAGTTCAGGATTCGACTAATAATAATATATCTGTAATGGAAAGTATTTCAAAAGGTATGTTTGATAAAATTAGGGTTTTTGTAAAGTACATGTTAAAGTAAAATCATTACAAGTATTATGTCGGAAAAATTCACCAATATACTTTTTTAGGATACCACGCTCTTTATTTGTAAAAAGACAGATATGGTTGATATCATCCCAAAATGTATCTACAGCTATTTCTATATGATCTTTATTTGGAAAGTAAACGCAATATTTAATTATATTTCGGGGAGGATAGTGACAATTATGTGTAATAGAATAAAGGCCTGTGTGATTTCCAAGTCTATCAACTTTGTATATATTATCATTCTCTATAATAGATCCCAAAATCATATCAAAACTAAGGACTTTTTTACCTTCATAAAAAAAATATAATTCCGTGAAGTAAGTTAAGTCTTTAACATATGAATGGAGTTCGGGATCTATTTTTATAATCTGGTTATTTTCATCCAACCTATGTAAATTACTAATTATAGAATCATGTATAAAATCACATTTTCCTATAATCGACGTATTTCCAAATTCATACAATCGAACCGACTTCCATTCATTTGGAAGGAGAGTTTTTATATTTTGAACCGATATAACATGTGGATCTCCACCTGCGACACCTGCAGGTGGACTATCATCTATAATAATAAATTCAGAAAGTGAAGTTAAGGAAGCAGTCCATGTCGGAAGAATGAATGAAAGAACAACTGGATACCCAGAAGGTTGTGGATTCATCAATGTTTTAGTTCCTGGTATAAATTTATATAATCGTAATGTATTTAATGTATTGGCCATATACAAACTAAATGTCAACTGTATGGGATCTGATGTAAAATCCGTAATTGGCAGCATTGTATTGAGATTTATTACGGAAAGATCAAACTCACAAACCGTGCCTCTAAATCCAGTATACGTGCCATATGTTATACCTGTATATTCGACGTAACTAATATCCACAATATTCAGAGTCGAGGATATGGGAAACATTGTTGGAATTTGAGCATTAATTATCACAGGTGTATCGTAATGAATTGTAGTTCCAGTAGCACTGGGTAACGTAAGCCATGTAGATTGACTTGAATAAATGATATCATTAATGTTGGGACTAAGAGTCAAGCTTTGAGAAGCATTTATTCCATTGAGTATAATTAATGCATCGTAATCTCGTGGACTATAATACCATCGATTTGATGAGTTTATAAAATTTTGTTTTGAACGAGTATTAAGATTAAAATCGATCAGATTGGAAAGCCCAGTTGTGTCGATCGTTTCACTTGGTATATTACTAAAGATAGACAGAAGGCCAAAGTTATTCAAATTTGCATCTTCGTTGTTATATATGTTATTGTTCATGGAGCTATTGCCAATATAATTAAAAAATGAAATATCATTCGGTTGGATAACAAACATGGAATATGAAGATGAGTTAATAGTGTTATTGGAAATATTAAAACTCCACATATTTCCAGAAGCGATGATAGTTTCAGAACCGATGTATGAGTAAATAGCAGGAAAATTCGTATAAGACGATGTTTTATATAAATTATTTGTAAATGTCAGTAGACCATTTCTTTTCTGCGTATACCCATCGCTATCCGTTGAAATTTGTAACATACCAAAATGACGGTTAGTTTTACCAGTAGCATTTATTATCTCAAACTGATTATTTGTTATGTTTATATTACCATCTTGTCTGTACAATCTTATCCCATGGGAATTTTCACCTGCACTTATGGATTTTGTGATAAACCTGCAGTCATCAATAGATATTGTCTGTGCTGCAGATGCTATACCTATACCTCTAAAGACAAAAACGCATTTTGTAAAGGAGCACGAATCGACCGTAGCTAAACCAGAACCACCAGTTATACCGGCTTGAACAAAAACAGCTCCAACAGTATTGTTTGGCGTAAAAAAGGATACTGTATGATCAATTGCAATATTATAGAAAGAAACTCCAGGTACGGTTACATAAAATGCGAAATTTGTAGATGTAATTTGGATATTTCTCATTGATGATTTATAAGAAGTTATCAGAACTGGTTTATCAATATCAATACCATAAGCAGCTCCAGTTGTTGAATTTTCTATGAGAGAATTGCCTAATATTTGTATTTCATTACCCGTAACATTGGACAATACACTTAAAGCGCTTGTTATACTTCTTTTCGGGCGAGAGATCGATAAACCATTGTTTGCATCATTTCCATTATTTGAAACATATATAGTTGTCATGTTGTTTATTTATTTTGATCATTTTTTTTTTATTAAAAAAGTGGAGAGTAAAAGGTACAATTGTGGCTCGAAAATATATTGAAATTTGTATTCCATATATTTTTTAAAAATCTTCAAATTAATAACCTTTTCAAATTCTTCATGCATCTGTTTTTTCCAATGATAACTTAATAGACATGACTGATAAGATCTGCGGAAACCTTTTTCATAACCATCTTTAAAACTCTCATACTCTTCTTCGCAAAGTAAATCCATAAATTCATTTAATGTAGTATGAATATCGGTGGATGCGAAATCTCTATTTTGTATTTCATAAATAGCTTGCTCTATTCCATTGTTATAACCTCTTTTGTATCCAATTTGATAATATTGTTCGCAAAAAAAATAGTTGCAGATGTAAGAATCCATTTTTCTGTTTATTTTTGACATTACACAAAGTTCAATTGTTCAATTTATAAAACAGATGGTCCATTAGTTGGTTTTTTAGAGCAATTTTTGGGATTTCCAGCTAGATCGAACTCATAAAATACATTAAATCCCGTATATTGTTGATTTGGATCAACGGATCCTTGTGGTCTACAAAGATATGGAATTGGATTTTTTTGACCCTTGTTGTAAATGTCCGCGCAATCTTTACTCCATATGTATGGATAAAGTCGGCAATTTTTTCCCGGAGTTACATGGAATAAAGGAGTATCTTCGTCAAGTCTCGCATAATCTGAATGATGTTTTTGATAACTCATTATTTATTAATAAAAAATAAAAAATTAGATAGTTTCTAAACCAGATTTTTTTTTCAAAACAACAATATTTTTTTCAAGTTTTAACTTATGTTCTTGTAAATAATTCCATGCACAACGATGCCCTTTTTCTTCTACGTCGTTGGGTAACAATACACTAATATGTCTATTGCAATAAACATTTCCACATTTACATTGATTACTTACTTCTTCCAACACTTTTAACTTTCTATCACAGGTATAACACTTCATTTTATTACTCTAAATTGAATATATATTTTTTCACTTTAATTTATTTCAAACAACAAAACAACTTAAAGAACAGTTATATATTAAGAAATGTCCAACGTTAGATTGTCAAGTGTTCAAAATTTTAATACCGAAAACATTATCTTTTCCGAAGCTAAGGAAACAAATATTCCAGGAAGCTATCGAATTTCGATAGCGTGTCGTTATCCGGACAAATCTACGGGACCTCTTTTATTTTCAACCGACAATGTGTATTCATTTGGTATTCAGGAAAATAAATCCTTGGATAAACCAATTCGAACTACTGGTTACAGTATTCCATTGTGTTTGTGGAATAGAGATGGTGCTACGGATTACCAAACTCAATTCATTGACACAGTGAATAATGTTTCTGATCACATCAAAAAATATATGCTCAAATCAGATGTGAAGAAATCGGTTAAAAAATACGACCTCGTCGATTCTGATCTGAGGAAATTTAATCCATTATGGTATAAAAAAGAAGATGGTCAAATTGTCGAAGGAAAGGGTCCAATGTTATACCCTAAGCTGATGTGTGATAAAAATCTTAATATATATACTCTCTTTGCTGATCAAAATGGTAGAGATGTTGATCCATCTTCACTGATTGGTCAAAAATGTATCGTACGGGTTTGTATTAAAATCGAATCTATCTTTATTGGCTCGAAAATTAGTCTACAGCTCAAAGTTATGGAAGTTGAAGTACAACAACAGGGTAACAGTAGACCTAGATTGTTATGCAAATCTGCTCCACAAGATGAAGAATATGATGTTGATGAGAGTTCTGGAACTTATAATGATTTATATGGTTCCAATGAAGAACAAACGAATACAAGACTTAGCGGACAAGATTTAGTACATTCGGATAATGAAGAACCGCAAAGTATCAAATTTGCAGTAAGCGAACCCACTGAAACAAAAAATGAACAAGATGTAAAGAAAACAAGAGGAAGAAGACTTAAGTAATAAAATAAATTGATTTATTTTAAATTGTATTGTGTTGTTTTCAAATTGAAAAGAATGTCGTGTAATATTTGTGTTGAAACTTTCAATGCTTCTTCTAGAAGTCCAATTAATTGCTCTTTCTGTAGTTTTGAAGTCTGTTCGAAATGTTGCAAACGATATTTGGTTGAAAGTATCGAGGATCCTCATTGTATGAACTGTAAAAAACAGTGGTCTAGGAAGTTTATAGTATCATCACTCGATAAAACTTTTGTCAACACAACTCTAAAAAAAAGAAGGGAAGAACTCCTCTTCGAAAAAGAAAGAAGCTTGTTACCTAGTACACAGGTATATGTTGAGGAGCAGATTCGTAAAGAAGAAATAGATGTTGAAATCGATAAAATCAGAAGGAAGATTTCAACATTACAGGAAAAATTAAAATCTTTGCAGAAAGAAAAAAACAGTATAGTGAATTGTAAAAAATCGGAAACAGAAAAAAAAACTTTTGTTCGAGCATGTCCGAATAATAATTGCAGAGGTTTCCTATCAAAAGATTGGAACTGTAGTTTATGCAATAAACAGACATGTAAAGAATGTCATGAAATCCTGGATGACGAACATAAATGCGACCCTGGAAATGTGGAAACTGCAAAACTTTTATCCAAGGATACAAAACCATGTCCTAAATGTGGAACTCAGATATTTAAAATAGAAGGTTGTAATCAGATGTTTTGTACTCAGTGTCATACAGCATTTAGTTGGAATTCTGGAAAGATCGAGACTGGAGTTATTCACAATCCTCATTACTTCGAATGGCTCAGAAAAAATCAAAATGGTGTAATTCAAAGAAATCCTGGAGATATACTTTGTGGACGGGAGATCGATAATTATTTTATTTCTGTTCTAAATCAACAAATTAGACAGTATAATGATTCCTGTCGCGGATATACAATTGACACGATCGACAAAGATTTATACGGTAGACTTATGGAGATGTGCAGGAATCTTATCCATATAAGACTTGTTGAGTTACCTAAATATCAAATAGATAGGATCCAAAATAACGTTGAACTAAGGATCAAGTACATGCGAAACCAGATTACAGAAGATGCTTTCAAAAAAACAATTCAAAAAAGAGAAAAGGACATTTCCAAAAGAAATGAAATCTCAGATATACTTCGTATGTTTGTGTCATGTTCCACCGACATTATTTACAGATTAAGAAATGATATCGGTTTAAAACAACCATTACATATGCTCTTAAGAACTATTAATGAACTAAAAGAGTTAACTCAACATATCAACAACTGTTTCAGAGAAGTTCATGAAGTCTACAATACTAGCAGAATCTATAATATTGATTTGGATACTTTACATTTTCTATAATTATTTTAATTTTTTTTAATAAAAGATGAGTACTAAACAAAATACAGGAGTCGTATTATTTGTAATTGCAATTTTAGGTATAGTAATTGGAGTATTAATGCGTAAAAAAATAAATCAAAAATTTCTGTTTGGTTTACAAGTATTTATGGTTATATTACTTATAGTGTCTATAGCTCTATTAGCTTCCAAAACCAAACCAAAAAAATACAGATGTGATGAAAAGAAAGGTTGTATGGAGGATCCGAAAGGAACATTGAATGATTGCAGTTCATGTAAAAAAGTAGACGTGGTCGGCTACGATCCAGATACAAATTCATGTAAACTAAAATCAGTATATACTACAAAAAACGGATTATCCAACAGATTAAATGCAGTTGATTGTGAAAATAGTTATGTGAAAAAAGTGTGTTCACCTGATAAAGGATGTATACCAGACGAGAGTGGAAAAGTAAATTGTTCCGATAGTTGCTATCCACACAAAAACGTTTTTATATGGAATGCAGATCTTAAAAGATGTGACCCAATACCAGACTATTGGTCATCGAGTAAAGATCTTCGAGCCGGTGAATATACGGCGGAACAGTGTAATGCTAAAGTTCAGCAACAAGCATCCTTGAAAAGTTGTGACCGACAAAGAGGTTGCGTTACTGATACAAATGGTTCGCAAGGCTGTGAGCAAAACTGTCATCAGGTTTTTGATATGATATATGATTCACCCTCCGATTCATGTAAAAAGAGTTATTATTATACGGATCAAAAAAAAAATGGTGACACCGATGAACAGAAATGTATAAATGAAAATGTTAAGGGACGTTTCTGCGACGATAAATTGGGTTGTATACCAAAGTCTGATCCGACTGGAATGAACACTAATTGCGATAGCTGTTTCAAACATATAAATTATGTCGCTGATCAACAACAAAAAACCTGTGTACCACAAGTATATTATAACAACACATCAGATTCATCTGGCGATCAAAATCAGGTAGAATGTTTATCAACTTTCGCAAGTGATAATACTATACAAAAATCTACTTGCACCCTTAATGGTTGTATGTTAGATGCATTGGGAAAATTTGAAACTAAAGATTGTGCATCAAAATGTTTCCTGCATCCTGATGTATATGTCTTAACGAAAAACTATGGTACTGGAAAACCAGAATGTAGACAGTTACCTATTTACTACTCGGAATCTCCAGATCTGAATAGAGAAGCAGGAGAGATGACATTCTCGGAATGCCAAATAGCCCTTGACAAAATACTCCCCCGTAAATCCTAATAATCCGAACAATAATTAAAAATAAAAAAATTAAAAAAAAAATGCCACTCATCGAACCTTTTTTATTCAGACATATTTATTCCATGTATTTTTCTTTCGTCTGTCTCGAAATGATGGAGAAAGTTTTTCCAAATAAAAGAGATATTTGTTACGTACAAAATCATACTGTATTCTATAACTTTAAAACATACAACTATCTTATTTCTACTTGTCAACAAAACTTGAGAAATAGACAGCGAAATAGTTTGCTTCCCCAATTTATCTATCATCTCTATCCAGATTTCGATGTACCCTTAGATTTTTTCCTTCGAGTATTAAAATTTAATTTGTAAAACTTATTAATAAAATGGAACTAAATACTATTTTATTAATAGTCTGGATATTTATATGTCTCATTATTCTCATTCTTTCTATAATCTCATTATATGCTGTAAAAAGACTGTCCCCAATACATTCTGAGGATTCTCAGGATTCTGAGGTTGTTGATAATTTTTCATCAGGAACCGTTGCCGCACCAGGATTGCGAGGAAGTTCTTATAATACAACTGGACTTTACTGGACTAATGGTCCGAAATTGGGGGTGAGTGTTTCAGGATCTCAAGCGGTAGAATTTGAAACAGGCGGAATAAAGCTCTACGGATCTACTGCGGAGAACAATGATTCATACACACCGAGTTTGTTAGGATACTATGAAGAAACAACAAACACGAATGGAACTTGGACATTTGGGGATAAACAAGCAACCGCAAATTATAGATTAACCAGGATAGGAAGACAAGTGACTATTTTTGTAGATCAAATAAAATTTGACGCTCCAACCACTAAGAATGATTCTTTTTCTATAATATTATCATCAGCTATTCCACCACGTTTCAGACCAAATTCTGTTTGTATAACTATGGGTTCACCTCTAGTATACAATGATGGTTCAACCCAAGAAATTTGGTATGCTTCTATTGATTCTGCTGGAGTACTTTCTATTAGTCGACCGTTGGGATACTTGAAAACAAAACCAACTTGTTATGCGTTCACTGGCACTTGGTTTGTATCTTAAAATACTATTTTATTAATAGTCTGGATCTTTATCTCTCTCATCATTCTGATCCTTTCTATAATTTCATTTTATGCTGTAAGGAGACTCGAAAAAAGACAAACTGTTTAACTTAATGTCGAACTATTTCTAAATAAATGGTGGACAAATCTTCTAAGTTACATTTGCTCTTTGAACATTTGATTAATATATATTTGGTTTCAAAAGATGCCAAGACATCATACATCATTCGGGATGATCTTTTACAGGATAATATGCTAAGTATCATTTCTGCATATTGCACCCATTTTTGTGATTGTTTAATCTTTATTCATCCTATATGTAAAGACTACCATATTATCATAAAAGATTCACAAACAAGTCGATTGGAAGAAATCGCGAAATTTTCCGTAATACGAAATCCAAACAAAGTACACAAAGGTGTGTATGCCGACATAAACATCGATAATTTGATAATAAAAAAAATAAGATATAAACTACATCGAGGAATAAAAAATAAAGTTCTCGATAAAATATTTGCATATTTACCGTGGAAAAATAAACTCAACATAAAAATATTTCTCGAAACTCCCAAAGAATATATTGTCTACTGTTACAAGTATAACAATGTTTTTGAAGGTGCCTATGGGCAAGAATATTTACACGATCAGTTTTATTCCAATTTTTTTATCGAGTTCAAAACAAAAAAAATATGCTATATGATTAAAACCAAGTAATGTTACTAAATGAAAAAGAGATAAAGACACAATTTATCAATGGTGTTTATACTTTGAAAAAAAACAATAAAAACTTTCGAGACTTATTTGATAACAATATAATTAAACTTATATATGGATACATTCCAGATAATTTTATTAATCGAAATATATCCAGTTTACTTGATCACAAACCAAAAACTGGAACCCAACATACAACTGTCGTATTGGAATATTTAAAAAGATTTAAGAATAATGTATATTTAGTTTCTCTTGAAGATCCCGATGTATCGCGTACTTATTCCGATATATTATCTATTCTTATTTGGGGTATGTATGATACTCCATTTAGAAAAGATGATGTACTTATACATCTCATTTCAGAGTATGTTTCAAAAATAGAAAATTCGGACGAGATAAGAGAAGATAATATATCGTATTGTAGATATACTTTGTTGAGGTTATTTTATGATACAGAAGCATTTCTCGGTTCAATATATTATATGTATAGAACGCCAAATTGGAGAATAAATCACAATTTTCTTTTAGAATATATCGAACATCGTTTAGGTCATTCTTATTATTTTAATTAAAACAATTTGGATAGAGGAAGTGGTGGATTGAGTAGAGAATCTAGTGGAAAAAAATCCACAATAGTTTTTTTTATTATCCCTAAATGGGTCGACCCACAGGCATAAAGGTTAAATAATATTTCTAAATTCCAGAGAGGAGATTTAGAATATAGGATAATATGTATATCATCCGAAGTGGGTTCAGTGGGATATTGGTAATTTTTCCGTACATATGGTGATATTACCCATATATAATTTCGATTTCTTTTTGTCAAGTGATTGGGAGGATATGTAGTACGAAAAGTGATTCCGAACTATAATCCAAACTAATTTATTTAAAGACCCAAATAGAGAGAAAGTTCGTAACGTAATATTGAATCAGTTTTTTAAAACTCCCCAAATAAATTCCAAATATGAAAAAGATTTATTTGCTGTATAAATAAAATGAGTACAAATGATAATGACGACTTCGAAATACCGAAATATTCTAGAGCGACATTTGTGGCGAATTTGGAAGAGTTGTTGGTATTATTGGACTACGACCAAGATAGATTTATCCGTGAATTTATGGATTTATTAATACTATCCGAAAAAAAGAAAAAAGTATTCGACCGAAATTTATTTAGAAATATTTTTGATATGGTAAATAAATACCATATAAATGAAGTTAATAGTACCGATTTGATGGATGAATTTTATTATAATTTTTGGCATTATGTATATAAACGCAAAAACACCGATAAACCCCAAAAAAAACAAAAAAAAATATACTCTAAAATATTGGAAAGGAAATATTCCAGAGTCCACAAAATTTCCGAAAAGGACAAGAAATTGACAGAGTGTTTTAAATTTCTAAAAGAAGAGTTTGGGTATATATTGAGTTTGGTAAAAAGTGGAAATTTATATGGAGTGTTTGATTTTGGTGAAGAACCTACAGTAGAAATACGGAAAATTTATACATATCTTTCTAATGGTTTTCATCTTATTACCCACTTATTATCTTAGATTTGACGCATTGTATGTTTGGGTGCTTGACGAATAAACAGGAAGAGATTTTAAAGCATATTTTAGGTTTCCACTACATCCACACCTACCACTGACTCGGGAATGGTGTTTGGCGCTTCCACTCCGAGCACTACCACTGAGTTTATGGGAATGGTGTTTGGCGCTTCCACTCCGAGCACTACCACTGAGTTTATGGGAATGG